TCATAAATGTACTAAGTGCAAGTGGACTGGCCAAAGTTATGATGCCGAGTGGTCTTGGATGGATAAAGACGGAAATGAAATTGATGATCCTAGAAAAATTTGCCCATACTGTGAAAGTGATACTGAATTAACAGAAGCCGGTGTCATAGCAGAAAAAGAAAGTGCAGAACGTTCTGCACGTTGGGCTAAGGAAACTGAGGAAGAAGATGAGGAACTAGTTGATGAAAATGAACTAGAAGAAGCATTAGAAGAACTCAAAGCAGAGTTTGAAGACCTTGATGCAGCCTTCAATGTAGTAGATGACGATTCATTGAAGGAAAGTTATCCTGAAGATACATATACAATTCGTGTGTGGGGTCGCACACGTGAGATCGGTGTGCATAAGATTAAGAAACAACAATACGAACATTGGAGTAGTGAAGAACACGAAAATGATTTGAGTGATGCCCTTAACGAGAACTATGATTACGATGAGAATAATACTCCTAAAGCGGCACGATTTGATTTGCCTTACTATGAGTATCAAGGTAAACATTCATTCTGGGGATTTGACCAAGATGATACTCATATGACTATTGAAAATAGTGAAGGTGAAACTATCTATGACGGTGACTTAGAATCATTCTTTAGTGAAGCACACGGTGAAGAAGATAGTCGTTATGATTGCAGTGAAGAATTAGAAGAACTATATCCAGAACATCTAGGTAAGGGTTACTGGTTGATGTGGACACAAGGTGGCAAAGGCAGTTGCATCCAAACAAGTATCGAAGGTGTGTTTGAACCTAAGAAACTTAAAGTCTTTAACTGGGATATTCAAGGCACAAGTGTTGTAACCCGATTAGTATATGATGGTGATGAACTTGATGACGAAGGTATGGACAGTGAACATGACAACTGGCGAGGCCAGTGGGCGCAGTTTGACGTGTACCATAATTCAAAATGAACGCACTTACTCTAGTAGGACAATTTTATGTGTTTGAAGATGGCAACAAGATTGAAGTAATACAAGTAAAAAAGACCGACGAGGATCGCGGGGATTATTTAGTTACATATCATGTGTCTCGCGGTCCTAATATTCCTCAGAAACTTGTTTTACCTGTTGCCGAATTTCTTAGTTATTATAGTCACTTATTTGATGTAACGTTAGACTAAATATCAGATGCGCCTTAAATTTTTATCATTCTCAACTCTCACATTATTAGTAGCACTATCGCTTAGTTCGGTAGCTGCCTGGTATAGTATTATTGGCTTAACCGCTATCTTTGCAGGTGCGGTTATTCCTGTTATTATCATGGGAGGTATACTTGAAATAGGAAAGATTACTACCACTGTTTGGCTACGTAAGTATTGGAACCGAGCAGGTTGGTTATTAAAACTATATCTTGTACCTGCCGTTATTGCATTAGCATTACTTACTAGTATGGGTATATTTGGCTTCTTAAGTAAAGCACATATGGAGCATGGCATTAGTACCGGTGATAGTCAAGCCAAACTGTCATTATACGATGAGAAAATTAAAACACAACGAGACAATATTGAGTTAGCACGTAAAGCATTAACTCAAATGGACAATCAAGTTGACCAGCGTTTAAGCCGTGGTGATAGTGAGAATAGTGCTGAACGTGCTGTACAAATTCGCAGACAACAAGCTGGTGAACGCACTAAACTACAAAAAGATATCGGTGATGCTCAGAAAGAAATTGCTAAACTTAATGAAGAACGAGCACCTATTGCGGCAGAGAATCGTAAAGTAGAAGCAGAAGTGGGCCCGATAAAATATATTGCCGCATTGATATATGGTGATAACGCTGATAACAATACACTAGAGGCAGCAGTACGTTGGGTTATTATCTTATTGGTTATTGTGTTCGATCCTTTAGCTATTGCACTTGTATTGGCAGCTAATGCAAGTAAAGAATGGGATGAAGAAGATGAGGAGGGTGACAGCCCTCTAGGGAATGAAACACCATCGACTCCCACTGTCACCGAACCAGCATACGAGCCTGATGATGGTCCATTAACCGATGAACAAATTAAACAGATTAAAGAATCGGTCAACGAACCAATCAACTGTTATATGTGCGGTACTGAGTTAATGAATGCTCCTGGTATAGGTCTATTTTGCCCAAATAAACTATGCGATGTTAAGGATAATATATCAGAAGAACCAAAATCTTTATTAGAGCAACATCCTTATTTAAGTAAACCATTTGTAAGTTTTGATGTTAAACCGATGGTTGCTCCAAAACAGGAAACTGTTGAGGAAACTAATACAGAAGTAGTAATTGAATCCTACAAACCTTATAAGGAATTAGAAGGTGGATATGTAGTGTTTGAAGATAAGCATTATCAGAAGGAAGCATTAAAGAGTTTACGCCCGGATATCTTTATGGTAACTGCTGATAGTCAACGTACAATTAGTACAAATTTTGGAATTAAATTTCCAAATGAAGCCAATAAAGGTGACGTATTTGTACGTGTAGATTCATTACCAAACCGTGTTTATAAGTATGACGGACGCAAATGGATTGAGATACAAAAGGAACAATCAGACACCTATCTACATAACCAAAATTATATTAAATATTTGGTTGAAAAGATAGAAAAGGGCGAATACGATTTGGATTTATTGTCCGAAACTGAAAAAGAACAGATAGAATTGTTCCTAAAGAACCAAAAATAATTGACATTAAATCAATATTGTGTTAGGATATACATATCTTAAACTTATTGGAGATTTAAATGAAACTCAAATTATTAGCACTAGCATCCATTGTTGCATTAGTGGGATGTTCAACCATACAACGAGGCGAGGGCGAGTTTGACCAGATTAGGAATCAAAAGCTTTCTACCTCATTTAAACAAGATACTATTAAAATCGAAACAGATTGCAAATGGTATTCATTAGATAAATCAAACTGTGATATTATTTCCATCGAATCCGTCGGTACAGCTAGTTCTAATGGTAATAGTGAAAACAACCGTAGAACAGCATTAATTCGTGCGTCAGACCGTGCTAGGGCAAGTGTACGTCATTTCATCCAAGAAGAGGTGTCAAGTACCCGTGTTACTAATACACTTGCTAAGAATGTCGAGAAAGCAAGTGATCGGATGAAATCACGTACTACAACAGGTGAGGTTGTTTCTATGAGTGATAGTGACGCTGAAAAAGACACTAATCATTCTGTGCGTGAAAATTCTAACGATACCGCATACCAATTAAGTGAAACAATCCGTGTTAATTCTCAGGGCATTCTGCGAGGATTCAAAGTTATCAAACAAGAAGTGATAGGACCACAAGAAGTCTCTGTAACTATACGTTGGGACAAAGAATCTGAAATGGTTTCTAATCAACTACGTAAAAAATTCGGTAACTGATTATGCGGTTATTATTGCTAACGGTATGTTTTATACTTATTGGATGTGCATCTACCTCTAAGTCTGATAATTACATTCGTACCACTGGTGTAGGTAATACATACGAAGAAGCAAAAAACAATGCGTTTAAAGAAGCAATTGAATACCAAGTTGGTGTAGTGATTGCTAGTGAACGTGAATCATACAACGAAAAACTTGTTAAGAATGAAATCCTAGCTTATAGTTCAGCCTTTGTTGATGAGTACAAAGTTATCTCTCAACAAAATATTGGTAATAAGATTCAAGTAGTGGTTGATGTTAAATTATCTTTAATCAGGCTAAGTGATAGAATACTATCCTCAGGAAAAGACAGTAAAAATATTGATGGGGCAAAACACAATACACAATATTCATCATTCCTAGAAAACAAACAAAATGGTGATAAGATCCTCAGTAGTATATTGAACGATTATCCTAAACGGGCATATAACATCAAGCAAAGTGATTACACTCTTAAGATGGATACTTATCGTAATCTAACCTTAATTGTACCATATGAGATGCATTGGAATGAACATTATATTAATTCATTAACAGATGCATTAAATTTAGTACAGGATGGTAGTAATGGTTTAATGCAAAAGTCTCCGTCTACTATCAGAGTAGTAGGTAATAAGTTTTATTTTAATGAGTTTATTATTCCAAATAAGATTTTAGATGCAATGATGGACTTAAATGAAGTAAGGATTATGGTAGAAGTTAAAGATATTCATAACACATTACAGCATAGTGAATGCTTCACACCTGATGCGGTATTTCGTAGGAACAAACCCTTTTATAGCATTAACTATGTAGGAACTATCAATGTAGGTATCAACAAATCTACTATGGAAAAACACAAAATAGAAATAAAATTTAATCAGAATAGTAAATTAGCATCAGCCGATATATCACGTATTGATTTAGCGGTTGTTCCTAAAAAGTTTTGTCAAAAATTTATTTAAAGAATAAACAAGATAAGTATTAATATGTCAACAGAAATAAAATTAAGCCACTGCTCATTTTGCGGTAATCATAAAGATGTAGTAAATAAACTCATTGTGGGAGAAGATGTAGCTATATGTAGTGAGTGCATTGAATTATGCACTCAATTAATGCACGATGATAAAAATCTTGAGGAAGAAAAGATTGAAAAGGATTATATTAGATTTGATCCAGAAACTATCAAAGAGTTCTTAGACCAGCATATTATTGGTCAAACTAATGCCAAAATGGTTCTTAGCGTAGCTATTGCTAATCATTATAAACGTATTAATAACCCACCAAAAGATTTAGAAATACAAAAGGGTAACGTCTTATTGATTGGTCCAACTGGTAGTGGTAAAACACTATTAGCAAAAACTGTAGCCAAATATTTAGAAGTGCCCTTTATTGTAGCTGATGCTACCAGTTTAACTGAAGCAGGATATGTAGGTGATGATGTTGAATCAATGATTAGCATGTTATTAAATGCTGCCGGTGGTGATGTTAAACTAGCAGAACGTGGTATTGTCTTTGTAGATGAGATTGACAAGATTGCCCGTAAAAGTGAAGGTGCAAGTATTACACGTGACGTATCAGGTGAGGGTGTTCAGCAAGCATTATTAAAGATGGTTGAAGGAACAACATGTCGTATCCCAGCAGGTGGCGGACGTAAACATCCCGGTGGTGATATGCTAGAAGTTAATACTAAGAATATCTTATTCATTGCCGGTGGTGCATTTGTTGGATTAAAAGATATTGTTAACAATCGTTTGAACGGCACAAGTATTGGCTTTGGGGCTGATATTAAAGATGCACGTAAAGAGGGTGACTTGTCTATGGTCAGCCCTGATGATTTAACACGATTCGGAATGATTCCTGAATTTATTGGTCGATTCACTACAACAGTTAGTGTAGAGAATTTGACTAAAGAAGAAATGGTTAAAGTTCTGACTAAGGTAAAGAACAACTATATTGACCAATATAAGTATTTGCTTAGTTTAGATGATATTGAGTTAGATTTTACAGAAGATGCTATCTCACAACTAGCTGAAAACACAATGAAATTAAAGACAGGTGCACGTGGTTTACATACTGAGATTGAGAAGGTTTTAATGCCTCATATGTATAACACTAAGAAGTACCGTGAAAATAACATTAAAAAGATAAATATTAATCAGGAGCAGATTTTACAACCAAAAGCCGCAATATGATTAGAGGACGCAAAGTTTTAGTTAATGATGGTAATACCGAAAAGGCATTACGCAAATTCAAAAAGATGATAACAGACTACGGTACCTTACAAGAGGTACGTGATCGTCAAGAGTTTGTGAAACCCACCGTGAAACGTAAACTAGCGAAAAGTCAGGCTAAAAGACGTTGGAACAAGTTCTTGCGTGACCAAAGTCTTCCCAAAAAAGACTTCTGAGTTCCTAAATAATAGATTTTTTTGCGTATTTTTATTATAATAAATACGTATGTAGATGCCGACGGTCGGGTCTACAAATAGTCATCTTGCTTAATAGGAGAAAAATATGACAAAAACTTTAACCCTTCGTTCCTTGGACATTCCATCAATTCACAAATTTGGTATCGGCTTCGATAACATGTTTGATGAGTTAATGAGAATGAATGCTCAACAAGGACATTCAAACTATCCCCCTTATAATGTAGTAAAACTAACAGAAGATACCTTCAATATTGAAGTAGCTTGTGCCGGTTTTGCTGAGGGTGAAATCAGTATCAAACTAGACAACCGTGTATTAACTATTACTGGTGATAAAGCGGTAGAAGATACTGCGATGGAGTACTTACACAAAGGTATTAGTGACCGTGGATTTATCCGTGAGTTTACAATTGCTGAACATGTGGAAGTTGTCGGTGCAATAATGAAAGATGGCATCTTAACTATCAATCTGGAACGAATTGTTCCTGAAGAAAAGAAGCCAAAAGCTATTGCTATTAGTTACACTAAGTAATATAATAGAACTTCACTAAATAAGTGTGCGGGGTAACTCGCACACATAACTAAATTAACAATATGTCTAAAACAGAAACAAAAGTCACAATCAAACCCAACCTTAATCTTGCTGAACCACCCTTGTTTAAAATCATTTATCTTAATGACGAAGTAACAAGTATGGAGTTTGTTGTGGGAAGTTTAATTGAATATTTTAATTATACTGATGACACTGCGGCTCATATTACTGAAAGTATTCACAGTCAGGGTAGTGCAGTTGTTGCTGTATTGCCGTATGAGATTGCAGAACAGAAAGGTATTGAAGTTACTGTATCGGCACGTAGTCAAGGCTATCCCCTACAAGTTAAAGTAGAGTCTGAAACAAACTAAACTTCTATTCGTTTGGCCCAATAAGGATTTTTTTTATAATAACTATTGTTAATATAGTTGATTTCATCTAATACTACATCAACAGTTTTATTATAACTACCGTAAATCCAAGTACATACCTTACCTTCCAAGTCTTTTATTAAACTTAATTTAAGTGGAGGTATTGTATATATATCATCAGTCTCTTCTCCGAACAAGAGTTCATGTCCAGGTGGCGAATGACTGACTATTAATATTTTTTTTACATCTAAATGTAACTGTAATTTTTCTATAGTATTTCCCAAATAACCGATATCATCATACCGCTCATTATCTATTTCTTCGGGCTGTAATACAGAGTGATTTAGGTCTGTACTATACCATCCATTTGTCCCTAAAATAGCAACACCATCTAAAATTACAACATGATTATGTAAGTACGCTACATTTCGTATAGACCTACATAGATTAAAAAGGTCACCTGTTCGGGATTTAATATTATGTGTCCCGTCATATTCTAATGTACCGGCAATATAGAATACACCTTGATAAACATGTGATAAATGTAATAGGGTTTGATGTATAGTACGTAAATCACTGCTGATGTTACCTGCTATAATACAATATAAACTTGTTGTTTTACCTTCCCAATCGAAAACTTCGCCGGGAAGCAAATTCAAGTCGCTGATTACATCAAACCCTATTTTCATTAATTGAGTAGTTACTTAGCTATAGTAACTTTTGGTTTTGCTGAGGCTTTAGCTTTCGCAGGAGCTTTAGCAGGAGCTTTAGCAACTGCTTTTGGCTTTGCGGCCGCTTTTGGCTTTGCTGGTGCTTTTGCAGGTGCCGCAATTGAAGCTTCTGTTCCAGCTGGAAGTATTTCTACTTCCAATGGTATTGGTGTAGTAGCGGCTGGTTCCGGTACTTTGTACGGGGCAGTTACGTTAGCCGGTTCTTCTACCTTGTCAGTTGCAGAAACTTCTGTTTTCTTATCACGCATAAAAAAGAACCAAGCAATGCCGGCCAAAATGACCAATCCTATAATAATTTCCATTTAATTTCTCCTAAACATATATTTACTCTAGGACAATAAAACGGTTATTTTTCCTAATATATTGCTAGATTACAGGGTCCTGCTACAATAAATACAGTATGACAAAAAGATCCGAACTTTCCAAACTAATGCGTGAACCGCTACCAAGTATCGGTTACCAAAAACGTCTAAGCTACCGAACAAATAACGCTGAGGTAGTAGAACTATATAAAATAATCAATCAGGCATGCTTTAACAATAAGTTAAATATGCCTGAAATTGAGGTTACACCCCGCTGTAGGAAATACTGGGGAATGTGTTTTGGCAGTTTTGAAATTGTTAAATATCGCAAAACCTATTGCAAAATCCGTCTCATGGATAAATGGTTCTGTAAACAATGGTTAATTACTACTCTAGCACATGAAATGGTTCATCAATATCAATGGGATATTGACGGAGCTAAACGTGAACGTGAAGGTAAGGATAGAATAATGAGTCATGGTCCTAGCTTCTATGCTCATAGAGAAAGACTAGCTAAACATGGGATTTCATTAAAAGTAGGCCATGGACAAAAGCGTTGGCTTAAGCATCAAACTTTTGCTAAATGCTGATTACTTGATATTTGGATTCTTAACTACGTTACCGTGTTGATCCACTAAGATAACGTCTTTTGTACCCTTTTTACCTATACCGCGAGTTAATGTAACTCCTAAGGGACGAATACCAGCAACACCTAAACTACCACCGTTACGTGTGCTATCATTGCGTAATAACCAAACCATCAAATGACTTTCTGGTATGTCGGCTGCACTAGTAATAACAGCATGTGCATCAACTGTTACAGTAGCACCATCTTGTACAAAATGCTCTGGCTTAAAGGTCTGAATAACAATTCCACCTTTAGGATTCAAGTCACTACCAAAGATAGCATTCAATGCTTCTTCTTCAGTAGGCTCCATAACAATCTCTTTACTCAATTCATATACAGGAACTGTATCGGTCTTTAACTTTCGTTCGCCGATCTTGTTAAGCTTAACATGGCCGTCTTTGACTAAACTATCTAATACGCTACGGGCACGTTGACCAAACAAATTGTCAGCACTTTCCCACATATCAGCATCTAGTTTCTTAATACTAATTGGTAAGAATCCTTTAGGGCTTTGTAATACAACATCGGCTTTCTTACGTCCACCTGTATCACGTCCTGCAACATCAACATTAATGCAGTTCTTAATGGTCATCTTCTTGCCACGAGGATCGACAAACGTTACATTAGCTGATCCATATGTTTCAACTACAGATTGAATAATACCAGCTAACTCAAGTTCGTTAGCTACTCCAGCACTTTTTTCACCCTGTTTACCACTGTCTTTTACAACAACTTGTACAGGACTATTACCAAAGATTATACCGCCTAAACTGCTAATACCTGGATCACTTGAATACTCTACACCATCGTGTGGATAAGCTTTTTTAAGTACTGCTAATACTTCTTGTAGGATATCATTACGGAATTCGGCTTTCTTTGCACCATCGGGTATCTGTACCAAAACATTGATTTTATTGCCGTTAATTTTGAAATCTTCATACCCAGCTTTACGCAATGTCTGTTCCACATCGTGTTTGGTAACAGTCTTTAATTGGTCAACAGCTTCAACCAAAACCTTTGCAAATTCAGTATATCTCATGTATAATATCTCAAATAATATGCTATATTATAGCACTATTAAGTATTTATCGCAAAACATTTTTAAAGAAGGAAACAATATGAGCTTAGTCCCAATGGTATTAGAACAAACAAGTAAAGGTGAACGTAGCTATGACATTTATAGTCGTTTACTACGTGACCGTGTTATCTTGCTTGAAGGTGAGGTACATGACCAAATGGCAAATCTAATCGTTGCTCAACTATTATATTTGGAAAGCGAAGATTCTGATAAAGATATCAGTGTCTATATCAACAGTCCGGGTGGCTCTGTTACAGCTGGTATGGCAATCTATGATTGTATGCAGTTTATCAAACCTGATGTACAAACTATTGTAATGGGTCAGGCATGTTCAATGGGTAGTTTGCTAGGTCAAGCCGGTGCAAAAGGCAAACGCAGTATTCTACCCAATGCTCGGCACATGATTCACCAACCCTCAGGTGGTGCCCGTGGTCAAGCTACTGATATGGAAATTCAAGTTAAAGAGATTTTGGCTATGAAGAAGTCTTTAACACAAATCTATGTTGACCACAATAGTGCTGGTAAGACGTTTGAAGAACTTGCTAAGGATATGGAACGTGACTTTTTTATGAGTGCAAGTGAGGCTGTAGCGTATGGACTAGCTGATAATGTGTTGCAAAAACGCAACATGTCCTAAATTTGACAATAAATGGGTTTGGGTCTATAATACATGTATAGATTGATTAAAGGAGCTCAAAATGACTAATTTCGAAACTAACTGCTACGGTATGACTGAACAAGCTATCCGTGAGCAATATATGGACAGCATTACTGCTAAATTGTCAGGTCTTGAAATGGTCGTGATGGGTATCCTTTCAGATGCTCAGGAATTGGGTTCTATGGGTCGTAACGAGGCTGTACGCAAACAATTGAATGTTGCTAAGTTTATATTGTCCGAAATGATGGATCAAAAAGTAGCCAGAATTTGACAATAAATGGATTTGGGTATATAATAGAATCTTAGACAGTAAAGAAAAGGACTAGAAAATGCGTACACAACAAGTTATCCCCGGTATGAATAACAACCAAAAGATTCGTTTTATCGTTGACGGATTTGGTATGTATTGCAAGGTTTCTGACATTGAGAACTTTGCTACTAGTTCACATCGTGTTGCGGTTATTTCGGCACTACAACACCTGCAATGCTCCCGTGATTTGGCCAAGAGTTGTGGCAAAAAAGAGATTCCAGTAGGCTACGGAACTCGTAGTAATTTCCAAGGTGTCAACCACGATGTACAAGTTAACATTATCTAAGGACTAAAAATGACTAAGAAAATTTCTATCAAGGTATTCGGTGATCCAGGACACGCTTGGGCACGTTTCCCCAAAGCACGACTGGTCAAGCTTGGCATCGCTGATAAAATTACTCCTTATAGTTACCAAAATGGTACTAATGCGTTTCTTGAGGAAGACTGTGACTTGTCAACACTGATGGCGGCTCTTAAGGCCAAGGGTTATGAAGTAAAATTCAATGAGAGTTTTACTAATAAACAGAGTAAAATCCGTGGTTATTGCTCATATCAAATTTGACAATAAATGGTTTTGGGTATATAATACATTTATGAAATCAAAAATCTTTATTGTTCAACGTGACAACGACAAGTATTTCAAGCAAAAATTGCCCACGTGGCGCAATGGTTTTTGTGAAATAGTCCGTAATGTCACTATTGAAAAAGACCCGCACGACATTTACCAAGACGGTGAATGGGGTTACATTACGGTCTATGGCCGTAAGATTTATGTCACACGGGCCGGCACTGAATTTGCGTTTGAAATTCGTGGCTAAAAATTTGACAATAAATGGATTTGGGTATATAATAGAATCTTAAACAGTTAAATAAAGGACTTACAAAATGGCAACACGTTCTACAATCGCTCTCGAATTTGCTGATGGTACTATTGGCCAAGTGTATTCACACTGGGATGGTTATTTGGCTCACAACGGTAAAATGTTGTTTGAGCATTATTCTAATCCCTTTATCTTGCGTGACCTGATTGACTTGGGTGATCTGTCTAGTTTGCGTCCACAAATTGGTACAAAGCATCCCTTCAGTCACTATGATGTGGAAGACATGACATTGGTTGAATATTCTCATTTGTATAAAGACATGACTACATTCTATGGTCGTGATCGTGGTGAAGTAGGTTCCGAGGCTCGCTATTACAATGATATCCATGATTATTTTAATAAGTGCGAACATCAGGAATATGATTATATCCTGCGCAACATTGATGGCAAAGCTGTTTGGTTTGTTTGTGACCACGACGGAGCCTTTGTTACATTAGAGTCCGCAATTAAGGACGAAGAAGATCGTATTGCACAAGAAGAAACAGAGGTAGCTTAATATGGAAGCAGTAGTAGAAACAACAGTTTGGAATGATAGCAATAATGCTAATCATACATACTTGCTTGATGGATCCAAAATGGTTGCATACATCAAGGTTGGTTCTACTACTCCTCACTATTTCAAAAACCCGATCACAATAGATAAACGTGGTCGTAAGTTTATTACAGCAAAGCCAAATCCTTTTAAGGCAATCAAAGAAAAGAGTACAATCATTAAAGTGTCCGGTAGTAAAGGTAATACTTATTCTATTGACACAGAAGAAAAAAGTTGCACATGCCCGGGATATATGTATCGGGGTACATGTAAACATATTGCGGAGTTAGTATGATTGACATTGACATGACTGATCCTTGGAAACACGGAAATGTTGCAATTGCTGTTTGTAATTTAATTGGAAAAGAGACAAAAGATACTAGGTATATTCAGGGAGATTTTAGACCCCTAGTAAAAAATTTACTAAAGAACAAATACAATTACGATATTGAATATATATTGGATGCAAAAGGTTCTTTGAGTAGAATAAAAATTAATACAGATGAAGTATTCTTTATTTTGAGACATAGTTAGATAAAATGAAAATCGCATTGTGCAGTGACCTCCATTTAGAATTCTCAGATATTGACCTTAAGAACACCGAGAGTGCTGAGGTCCTTATCCTATCCGGCGATATTATGATTGCAGAAGATTTACATAATCATCCCCCAACTGTAATTAGCCCATATGAATCTTATACAGAATTGGGCGTAAGACAAAAAGCCGCACAACGATTCCGTGCTTTCCTTACTAGAGTAAGCAATGAGTTTCCTCATGTTGTTTATGTTGCAGGTAACCATGAATTCTATCAAGGAAGATGGAAGGCTAGTTTAGATCACTTGCGTGAAGCTTGTGCTACATATCCAAATGTTTACTTCCTTGAAAACGATATTAAGGTTATCAATGAAGTGTCCTTTATTGGTGCTACATTGTGGACTGATTGTAATAAAAGTGATCCATTAACACTACATGCGTTAAGTGATATGATGAATGATTATCGTGTAATTCGTAATGATGAGCATGGATATAGTAAGTTACGTCCTGCACATACTGTACACCGTCATCAGCAAACACTAAGTTATTTGAAGCAGGTGTTAGCTGATATGAAGGATAAGAAAGTTGTATTTGTAGGACATCATGCACCTAGTGCAATGAGTACGCATGACAGATATAAACATAATGTTCATTATATAATGAATGGTGGATATCATAGTGAATTGAGTGAATTCATATTAGATCATCCACAATTAGTATTAGTAACACACGGTCACATGCATGACCCATTTGATTATAATATTGGCACTACCCGTGTGGTATGTAATCCTCGTGGTTACAAGGGTGCTGATCCTCAAGCCGATGTGTTTGAGTTAAAGTTTTTGGACATCTAAATTAAACTAGGTGACCAAAAGATATTGTATATAACTACTAGTTGTTATACAATAGTAACACGTTGTGAGAACAGCGAAATTTTTAAAGGAAAATAAAATGACATTAACTAAACAAGCACGCCTTATTCAGGCATTTGAGCAAGGTGCAGAATTGACTGCAAAGCAAATTACCCAACGTTTTGGATTTGCTAACCCAACAGCTACAGTAAGCGATTTGCGCTTGCGTGGCGGTTTGGCAATCTACGCTAACAAGCGTACAAACAAACTTGGTGGTACTTACACTAAGTATCGTTTGGGTACACCAAGTCGTGAAGTTGTAGCCGCTGGTTACAAGGCCATGGCAATGGGCCTTGTTTAATCTCAAATTTGAGATGTGAATAAAGGGTGATTCGTCACCCTTTTTCTGCCTTTAGCCTTGTGTTTAATTCAATTGTATGTTATAATAGTCAATCAGATAGGAGATAGTAATGAGTTTATTTCACAAAGTAATGAATAAGTTAGGTCGTTATCGTTTGATTCCTGATCGTAGGACAGGCGAAGATTATATGCACCGCTACTATTTATTTCTAAAAGATCGTAGTTGGTTCCCCTTCAATGTTACATTACATAAGATTGTTCGTAGTGATGATCCTATCTTTCATGACCATCCCTGGGGCTATATGACTATTGTCCTTAAAGGTGGGTATTGGGAACATACACCAGTGTTTGATAGTGATGGCAAAATGCTTACAGAATTTCAAACATGGCGCGGCCCAGGTAGTATTATTAAGCGTGGTCCAGGTGAATATCATTGGCTTGAATTAGATGGTGAACAACCAGCTACTACATTGTTCTTCATGGGCAAACAACAACGTGAATGGGGCTTTCTAGTACAAGCAAAGAAAGGTATACATCGTTGGATTAAACATGACCATTACTTGAATGATTGGAAACCCTATCACGAAAAATATGTAATGAGTAAGGCAAATAGGAAACAACAATGATAATTAATGTTTTTGCAACACTGTTCTTTGCTTACCTACTTGTAACTAAAGATTATACTAATAGTCCTAAATGGATATATTACATGGATGGAATTGTTTTTGCAGTTAATTTTGCAATTGTTTTTAAATACTTAACCGATATGATTGGATTTTAATAATGTTTATCTCTCTTACAAATGCCAGCGACGCACACAAAGGCAATAAAATTGCAATCAATATTGATTTGATTGCAACAGTGTATAATACTCCCAATCTTGCTAAAAAAGAAGATGGTATAATTGAAAATATCACTTATGTTTTTTGTCCTCCTCATGGCATTTGGGAAGTACAAGAATCATTAGATGAAGTGGTAGCAGAATTAAATAACTACAGATGGAATAACAAATGAACGAAGATACAAGAGAAATTCTTTTAATCTTACAGGAAGAATGTGCCGAAGTTACACAAGCTGTTAGCAAGTGTTTTAGATTCGGGCCAGATCAAATGAAACCAAATAAACCAATGACTAATATCCAAATGCTCGAAGAAGAATTGGGTGATCTATTGGCTATGGTTGAATTGATTACAGATAACAATGTGGGTATAACAGTTGAGGGTTTAGAAACGGCTAAAAAGAATAAGTTTAAAAAACTAAAGAAGTGGTCTAACTTAACTATTAATAAATAAAAATATGACATTACTTGATATCATTCTTATTTTAGCCTTGGGTTGGGTTATGGGCGAGTTCTATACCATGTATAAATTACGTAAAAACATTCGTTCATATCTTATCATACAAGAAGAAACTAGACCCACTGTTTTTAAATTAGAGACAGAACAAGTAGATAATACTATACTGTTATATGACCGTGACACAAATGATTTTATTTGTCAAGGTAATTCACTAGAGCAACTGGCACAGTTAAGTAGAGAATACAAGAAAATTGAATACGCTACTGTAAAGCACGGGGATTATTTTGTTGCATTTATTGAAGGCAAGGTAACTGAAAAAGTATGAAAATAAATATTGGTAATTATCCTAAAAAAGGGAATCGTAGGAAAATCAATGTACAAGTTGATAGATTTGATACCTGGGGATTAGATCACACTCTAGCTACTATTATCTATCCAGCATTGATTCAATTGAAACAAACCAAACAGGGTATCCCTCATGATTTTGTAGATGTTGGTGGCGAGGAATATAGTACACAACAAAGCTTTGATTTCTATATTGAATCACACGATGAAGCATGGAATGATGGTGCTAAACGTTGGGATGAAACACTAGATAAAATGATTTGGAGTTTCCAACAAATTGCATTTGAAGATTATGGTGACAAATATCACCATGGTAATAGTAAGTATGATTGGGTTAAAAGTGATAAAACATATCCTAATCCTATGACAGGTAAAGTAGAAGATACATGGCAAATGGTTGATAAGAATCCCGATGAACATTGGTATGATGCTGAAGGTCATCAATTACATGAAGATAGAATCCAAGAAGGTTTGGATCTATTTGGAAAATACTTTAGAGCTTTGTGGGATTAATTGATGTTTGATAAAATGGCGCAACAACTAGACTTACAAACTCTAGGTAAAGGACAAAAAGAGTTTAAAATTACACAGGAAGAATTTGACGATTTTTGCAAAGAGTTTCTATTTGAACAACTCAAAGGTGAGTACAGATTAGGTGAAGTTTTTTGCAAAAAATATAATGAATCAAACTATGTGCTAAGTATCTTATCCGATCGTAGTGCAAAAATACATATTAAGAAATTCTATATTAAATGAAACAAAAATTTATAGACTATTACATGGATATAGCTGACCTAACTAGTAAGCTAAGTTCAGCTATTAGATTAAATGTTGGTGCTGTTATCGTTAAGGGCAACAAGATTCTAGGTACAGGATACAACGGTATGCCAACTGGATGGACTAACGAATGTGAATATAAAGAATACATGCCCGGAGATGTTTGGGATGGACAACTATACCCATTAGAAGAATATGATAGTACAGTAGAAAGTAATCGTAGATATCGGTTAGTTACTAAGGATGAGGTACTCCACGCTGAAATGAACGCAATTGCCAAGGTGTCCGCAAGTACTGAATCTAGCGAGGATGCTACATTGTTCATAACACATGCACCCTGCATACATTGTGCAAAAGCTATATATCAATCTGGTATCAAAAATGTCTTTTATAGAGAAGCATATAGAGATACTAAAGGATTAGAATTTTTAGAACAAGGCAACGTAAGTGTCACCCGATACTCAATACAAAACTAAGATTACAATTGGTTACGGAGAATTAAAACCTGTGATTGATTGGTGTCAACGAAACTGTGCCAATGATTGGGGTTATGATTGTCAAGTACCCGCAGGTCGTGATGGTGGATTATATGATTTCTATTTTGAAACAGAACCCGATTACATAAACTTTATACTTTGGAAAAAATGAAATATTATACTTTTTACCGTGAAAACAACAATTTCACAGATATACTAACAGACAACAATATTAAGAAGGTTGTTGATATGAAAATATCATGGCATAGACATTTAATGATTGGTTTGAAAGAAACTACTAATAGCGGAACATTCAGCTATATTACATTGAAGTATGGTGATGAGATGATTCCAAGTCTTACAAAAGACTATAGCCCGGTACCCGGGGTTGATTATGTACCTAAGAAAGATAGCAGTAAGTTTGGACCTAGAGATTAATAAAGCGTAGATAGCATCTTAGCTTCTGGGATACGAGTTTTAGTATTCTTTGACCCCAACAGGACTACGGTCCTGATTCCATTTACAGTATTAATCATCATAACAATACATCCACCTGATTTAGTAATCCATCCTGTTTTGCTTACTAGAAATGAATTATCTGGTCCTACCAGTGTATTAGTATTTCTAAACTCTATATTTTTCTTCTTATTGATACTCCAACGTACTGCATCCATATTACTTGCTTCTACTATCAATGGATACTTGCTGGCTGCAAATACTAGTTTAATTAAATCTTGTGCTGTGCTAACGTTTGTAGCTAACAATCCAGTAGGGTCGGTAAAGGTACTGTTAATCATTTGTAATGACGTTGCTTTAGTGTTCATTGCACTGATACAGTTATCATATCCTCCCGGATAGTAATCGCATAACATTTTGGCTGCGGTGTTATCTGATTTAACGATTGCCAAATCAATTAATGTTTCTCTTGTTAGTTGTTTGTTGTAGAGTTTTTTTGGAATTATTTCTGTAAGTGATTGACCACTATCTAATACAACCATAGCTGTCATTAGTTTAGTGATACTAGCTATGCTACGTATTTCAGACATATTAGAAGCTTCAAATATTCTACCATTACTATCAGCAACTATCCAAGCTTGTGCAGTTAATGGGGTAGCGTATGCAGATGAAGCTGTTAGTGCCAGTACTGTAATTAATTTTTTAATCATATTGATGTTCCTGTCTTATAATTAAATAATTTAATATCAGTACCCATTCCAACTATACAGCTAATATCTTGTGTAGTAGCAACGATTGTCCAATTCTTATCAGTTGGGTTCATCCAAACACTGAGAGTTGACCTAGCTATATCTGTTGCCTTGCCTGTTAGTAGAGGCATTTCTTTATATTTTTCTCTAAGATTTTTAAATAGGTCTGTTGTGTTGTAACAGGGTAGTTCTGCTTCTATAGTATCTTTTAGCTCTTGTGAATAGGAGCATGTTGATATTCCTAAAGTTAGTAGTATTAAATAAAGTGATTTCAAGATATTCTCCTATTCGTTATAGTATATCATACAACTAGAGAATATACTAATAAGATTTACCCTTAGAATGTTATTGAACCTGAACTGGTCCATTGATATATTCTATACCCACCTGCTGTTGTTATTGTTGGAGATCCAGTAGTAGTTGTTGCCGCTAGATAACTATCTGCGTAGCGAATGATTACTATTCCAGAGCCACCGGAACCACCAGTACCATTTGCATTACCAGCACCACCACCACCACCACCCAAATTGGTTGTTCCGGACGTTGCGCTCCCGGACATTGTACCATTTCCACCACCGCCTATCCCTCCAGTGCCCCCTGTCCTGGACCCAGTTACGTTTCCACCTCCGCCACCGCCACCGGCGTAAGTCACAGAAGAACCAGAGATTGATGATGCTGTACCAGCACCGCCGTTGCCACCTGCGTTAGATGCGCTATTTAGACTTTGTCCAACAACAGAAGCCCCGCCACCACCTCCGGCCAATCCGTAACTAGCATTGTCGGTATAACCGGTTCCACCAGCAAAGCCTTGACCAGAAACACCAGTACCACCAATACCATTATTACCACCACCGCCGCCAGAACCACCGTTCAAGCCTGTTAAAATTCCAGTTGCAGGAGCGCCACCACCACCTCCAGTTGATGTAATTGTACTAAATACTGAATCTGCGCCGTTTGTTCCTGTTGTATTTAATGCGTTTTGCCCAGCCCCACCTGCACCGACTGTTACAGTGATTGCAGTACCAGTGGCAACCGCAAATCCTGAGGCAGTTAGTAAACCACCTGCGCCGCCTGCACCAAAACTTCCGCCGCCGCCACCTGCTACTACAAGATATTCTACAGTTGATGGTGCGGTAGCATCACTTCCGGTTATACTAAGTCCACTAGTAAAAACTATTCCACTACTTATTTGCATTGTATTTCCTTATATGGCATAATACCATTAATATGCTTATATTTATCTGTAAATTACTTACATTCTTTGTTATTTTTAACAAACCAATAGTGTTTTTGTAACTCTCTCAACACTTCACTTTCTGGTTGTTTAAACTGTCTTGCGGCCATTTCTACAAAGTCTAACCAACGAAAATTATATTGGTCATTACCATGGCACCATTGTTGGTACATTATCTGTAACTCTCTGCCAGTCATTTTTTCTTTTTCTTTTCTATATCTTTATCATCTATAGTAGCAGTAACTTCTCTTTTAGTCTCTTTTAATATCTTTTCTGCGATAGGACTTGAATGGTGAGGCTGTAGTTTGGGTGGTGTTTTAGTTCTGGGCTTGTGTTTAAACCAACTCATAGTTGTGTTCCCCTTTATGTATATTTATCTACATAGTTTTATTAACCCATTTCTAGATAAATATCAATAGTAAAAAACATCTTTTACTCAACAAAATAATAAAAATAAGGAAAGAAAGATGAAAAAAACAATAATAGCATTGGCTATTGCATTTGTTACGGGTGCATTGGCACAAACTACTACGACCGGCACATCTAGTTCATCGGGTGGTACAACTACCGGAACTACAGGCATCATCAATCAAGGTACTTATGATAGTAAATCTTTGGTTGATACTAACAGCACTAGTAATAGTGTTAGCACGGTTAATACAAACAACGTTAATAGCGGAACTATTACTAATAACAATAATACCAACTTAACAGGTGGTACAACTAATACCAACATCAATACCAATACAAATAATGGTGTAATGACCAACAATAATAACAATAACAACGTTATGAGTGGTAGTGTCACTTATACCAACAACAATAACAATGTCAATAGTGGTACACAGACATTTAATAACAATAACGTTAATACTGGTACAATGACTAATAATAACAACAATGTCAACGCTAGCACAAGTACAAGCACTAATGTTAACACTAACAACAACGTTAATAGTGGTACGCAGACATTTAACAATAATAATAATAGTACATCAGCAAGTACAAGCACTAACGTTAATACTAACAATAACGTTAATACTGGTACAATGACTTACAATAACAATAATGCTAATACAACAACTAGTACCAATACTAATAACAACAATAACGTTAACACCGGTGATATGACTAATCGTAATATCAATTCAAGCACCAGTACAAGTTCAAATGTTAATACAAATAACAATATTAACAGTGGTACAATGACGTATAACAATAACAACGTTAATCAAACCACAAGTACAAATACCAACAACAATAACAATGTTAGTACAAGTACAAATACAAATTATCAGTATGGTACAATGAATAACAATAACAACAATGTTAATACGAGTACCAGTACAAATACTAATAACAATGTTAACACAGGTGACATGACTAACCGTAATATCAATAATACTACAGCTACAACAAGTAACACAAACAATAACATCAACAGTGGCACGATGACCAACATTAATCAGAATACCAATAATGGTACTATGACTAATAACAATAATAATACTAGTTCAAGTACTAATACCAACGTCAATCAAAATGCCAACGTCAATCAAAACATTAATAGTGGTGAAGTAACTAATATTAATAAAAACGAGAGTACGATTACACAAAAGGTAATTCAACCTCCACCAACTGCTGTTGCTCCTGCAATGATGAGTGGTGGTAATGCTGATTTGTGTAGTACTGGAACTAGTGGTAGTATACAAACACAAATCTTTGGTGTAGGTGCAGGTAGTACATCACGTGATTTAAATTGTGAACGACTAAAATTATCTAAAACATTATATGATATGGGTATGAAGGTAGCCGCAGTTGCTACTATGTGTCAAGACCGTCGTGTGTTTGATGCTATGTTGGCAGCAGGTACACCTTGCCCATATGAAGGTAAGATTGGCGAACAAGCTAAGGCAGCGTGGGAAGCAAATCCAGAAAAGTTACCAAAACTTCAAAAGGAACAAATAGATGACACTTACAAGAAAGTTGGCATTGGCGCTTTGCTTGGCATCCTCGTTCATAACGCTTTCAAGTAATAGTCAAGTAGATAGTACTACTGGTAATTTAATAAATTACGGTACTGCTCCTACATCTACTACTAGTACGTGGAACAACGGGGTCTATGTTAATCAATTATGCTTTGGTGCTGGACAGCCTGGCAATTGCGGTCCTAATCCTAGTATTAATTCTAGTGGCATTATTAACTTTAGTTACGGCACCGCGGATTTAAATCAAGTTATCAATATAAATCGAGCATTAGCCGCAGGTGGTACCGGTGTACAACTTAGTGGGTTTAATTTTGGATTTATGGCTAAAAATGGTAATGGTTGGGATGATGCTAGACAAGATTATCTAGCCGCTTATGTTAAGTTATATAATGCTGGTGGCGGTTTGGCAGCAAACTATGATTATTCAGCACAGACTGATAGAAAATATAACTGGACTAATTTTAACTTCAGTGAAACATTTGCTTCTCCACTTACTGCCTCAAATTATAGTAATGCACAAGTGGGATTTGTAGGCCGTGATAATAACTTCTGGGCAGGAAATTATGGTCCTGAGATTTTTAATGTTAGTTTTAGTTTAAAATATCGTATCGATCCTTGTGCTACTAATCCTGCTTATAGCCCAACTTGCACAGGATTTAATAATATCATAACTAGTAATAACATATTGCCAAATCCTGATGCATGGGGTACTTCAATAAATCAGATGATTGCCATTAATACAGCATTAAAAAATGGGGGCATCGGTGCCAAAGTGCATGGCTTTAACTATGGATTTGATTATACTGTGGGACAGAGTTGGTCAGGGTGTACTGCTACGAATCAAGATGGGTCATGCAGTTGGTATATGAATATTCCTGCTCAAGCAAGTGTTACGGCACAACTTACTAATAGCAATAATCAATCATTATTCTCAAAAAATCACACATTAACCGGTGACGGTACTAGTGGATCAGTAAGTGGGCAATATTTGTTGCCAACTAGTTTGACCCAAACATCATTGGGTAACGTTAGGCTTTATGGTGGTACTCAGGGTACTGGATCATCTATAGGTAATTTTTCAGCAAGTTTAATGTACACATCAGATCCGTGTGTGGCTAACCCGTTGCATAGTACAACTTGTTCTGGTTATTCAGTTGCGTTTGCTAAAAATATGTTATTAGGATCAACGGTTGCATCAGCCTCAGGTTCTAGTACACCTTCAGCTGGTAATATAAATCCAATGTCATCTCCAACTGGTAATATGGATCAAGGTAATCCTCAACCAGAACAGCAACAGCAGTCACACCGGCAACCACAGTCAAATACAGGACCCATGAAAGATGATAATCAAAATCCTAGTATGGCACAAGACAATCCATCACAACCTAATCAACAACAAGCAGGACCTGCATCTACATCACCTCAACCTGCAGGCGGTCCAGCACAAACTACTGCATCTAGCTCACCACAACAACAAGCAGGACCGAGTGCAGGACCTAGCAAATTAGCAATGAGTGTACTTAAATCTGCACAAGAAAAAGACAAAGCTACACAAAATGCCGCAGTACAAAGTGCCGCTAAGACATTAGAAGGTTCTATGCAAAGTTCACAGGCTAGCAGTAATTTAGCAATCAGTGTGAATCAAGATATGAGTGCTAATAGTGCCACAGCAGCCGCACAATTCTCTAGTCAAACTACACAAGCAAGTCAACAAACTGCTACCCAAGTTAGTCAGTCTCAACAAACTGTGCAAGCTAGTACACAAGTACAACAAACGACTAGAGCAGGTCCTCAGGTGCAACAGCAACAAGACACACAGCAAGTACAAACTCAATCAACAACTATTGTACAAGTGCAAGGTCCCCAGCAAGAAACACAACAAGTACAAACTCAATCAAGTTCTAGCGTAGTAACATTATTACCACCGCCTCAGCAAGAACAGACTCAACCATATTCACAAACTACCGCTAACTCAATGCAAGTACAACAAGCATATACACCTCAACAACAAGATACTCAGTCAACTCAACTAGTTATGCTTAAACCACTTGTACTACCAGAGATTGAAACTCAACAACAAACTAACAGTGGTACCGGCATAACAGTTAATCGTAATTTGTTTGCGTATAACCCACTGATACCATCCAGTTCTGCTAATGTAACAATGTCGTCTAATCAACCTGTACCAATGTATCAACCCAAGTTAGATTCAAGACAGTTAGAAGTTGAGACTCCGCAATATCAAATGTCTAGCTTTAGTGGTGTAGGTAAAGCAGGTAATCCATTATCAGAAATAATAATGCAACAGCGTTTTGAGTTAATGCAAAACAATATAACTCAACCTGCAAGTTCAGTGAATAAAAATGTATTGCCAAATGAATTGGCAGGTTCTATTGATATTGCATTAATAGCCAGTGTACCTACTGGATTCAATGCTTATTCTTTTGTATTAAAAGATGCATCATTTTATGAAATAAAAGAAGTATATAGGAATCAACGAACAGTTGACAATGTTAGGTTACTACGTGGGTTAACTAGTGGTAGCGATGCTAAACATCAAGAGATGGTTAATCAACAATATAAATGAGGGAAATGATATGAATGGTGAACTTATCTATGATATAGTGTGTGGAATAGTAGTAGTTACAGCAATCATTGTAGTAACTTGTTATCTAATTTTAAAATAAACTAGGAGAAAGAAAATGGCAGAAGAAATAAAAAACGTAAATGCTAAAGTGGATGAGCTAGAAGCTGCCGCTAAAAAGTACGCAAGTAAAGATACTGTAATCAGTATTGGTGGATATGAATTTACCCCAGCAAAACTAATGGTTGCAGCCACAATTGTATCATCTATATTAGGTGGACTTTATGGAACATTTGAAGTCTATAAAGACTATGTGGGTATGAAGAAAAAGATTGCTGAATACAGTGCTCCAGATTTAAGTGGATTTGATAAACGTTTAGCGGTCATTGAGGAGAATAGTCAAAAAGGTGCTGATTACACCCGTGATATTAAGACTGATTTAAAAAATGATATTCGCCGTAATGAATCTGTAACTGAGCAAGTTGAACGTAGTGTTAAGAATGCACAACGTGAAACCGAGAGTGAAATGCGTGATATGCGTAAGGCTGTCCGTGAGGACCTAGAAAGGGCCAGAACTGAAGCGGCCGCAATTCGCAAAGATATGGAATCAACCCGTAAAGAAATTAATAGTGAATTTACTGCCGCTCGTAGAGAAATAAACCGTGAAGTAGAGACATTAAAGAGAGAAGTTGATAGCAAAATACAAAAAGCTATGGATAATC